CACCGCCAACATCACCCAAAAACCTTGTAACCACTTCAACCCTTGTAATACATTCAACATTATATTTTGTTTGGTTATCATCTATTTGATTTGTTGAAACACTGTAAACTCTAACAAAAGGATAACTCGAATCAGATGGCACTCTATTATAAAAAGGCACATTGGAGCCATTGTGTTGAACAACACCAGAGCATGCAGTGAATATCTTTTTTCTAATAAATTTTATAGGGTCTTTCATTTTGTTATGCTCTTTAAATCTTTTTCAATGTTCTTTAACATATTGTTTAAACCAATTCTAACCGCTGGAAAAAAAAATGGCCTTGGGTTTATATTTACTTTACGTTTACCCTCACCCTTATACAACCTTTTAATTTCACTTGATGGGATGCCTAATTTTTGAGCATCGGTAACATCAACCTTTGTGCCTGTTCCAAACTCATGATACGGTGCATATTTAGCGGTCGCAAAAATTTCAGCTTTTAAATTTGATGCTGAAAACCCAACCGTTTGCCTTAAAAAACCAGTATCAAATATTTTTTTTTCATTTATAAATTCAACTGCTTTATTAGCACTTTTACTGGCCGCCTCTGCTAAATTATTTCTAAATTTTGAGGTTGATTCTTTTTTTAGCAAAGCAATTTTTTTTCTAAGTTTTGCCAAATCTGTTTCGCTAATTTTAATATCAATTGCACTCATGCCTCAACTTTTACTCCAATTATTGTTGTAAAATTTTTATAATCACTTTGGTAAATATCATTAATTCTATAATCAACAGATTCGCCCTCAACTTCAAAAAACCAATTTGATGATGCACCAGCATTGATTCCTTTTATTGTGTCAGTTCTACAAATTAACTGAACAAATGTTTCTGTTTGCCTTTGCCCATTTTCGCTTGATCGTGGGCCTCTTAATTCTTTATAGTTTGCCCATATCTCAGTGTATTGAGATGAACCATCCTGGTAACCCCCAAAGCCGTCTGCGGTCTTTGTTAATTGCTTTATAATAATCCTTGTATTTAATTTTCCAGGATTCATTAAATAAACATTGATTTAAATGAATTTAAAATGTCTCTTGTATCTGTAGGAATCTCGCTTGTTATTGATCCTGTTATAAAATCAATTCTATTTTCGTAAAATGTGGTCGCTAACTGTTTGATCGCTTGTTGCAATAGAGCATTATCCAATCCAGCTGTTATATAAACAACGGTTACTTTTTCAGCAAAACCATTATCAAGCTCAATTGTTTCTTTGTCTAAACCAATATTTGTATGAGTTACCGCAACACCATCAGCATGAATTGATGATATTGATGCAACTGGGCCAAAAGGCAAATCAAAGATCCCATTTGTTTTGTCAAGATAATAAGATCTGTTTTTTGCAACAATGTCTCTTGATATATAATTTTCACACCAAATTCTTGCTTGTGTTATAATTAAAGCGATTAAAGAGTCATCATCAGAATAGTTGATTTTTGCATAACTTTTGAAATCTGATGTTGATACAATTTCAGAACCAGTTGTTGAATGGATTTTTATTTCTCTCATTACTTACTTTCTTTAGAATCAATTTTTAATTCTTTAGTTTCTTTTTTTACCTTGAGTTATTTGTTTTGCAATTAAAGCATCATCAGATGTTGAATCTATTTTAGCAAATGTTTTTAACTCAGATGTTGTTACAATTTCTGATCCAGTAGTTGAATTAATTTTAACTTGCCTCATTTTTTGTTTCTTTGTTTTTAGCTTTCATCTCTTTAGTTTCTTTTTTTGGTTTGGCTTCTTTTTTGTCAATAGATTCACCCCAACCCTTTTGAATAAATTGTTGGTGTAAACTTTCATTAACTTCTATAATATCACCTTTTTCAAATCTTGAACCATCTTTGATGATTGACGTTTTTAGCTTAATTTTCATAATATATATTTTATGTAAAGATAAAAAAAAAGTGCCACTAGGTTTTAACTAACGGCACTTGAGAGAATTAAGAAAAATCCATTTATGAAATCATTGCAAAGTTATTAAAATTATTTTTATATTTTCCATTAGGTCTTAACCTTATAGATTTTTGCTTGGTATTTTTTATTATGTAAAAACCATTTTCATCTTGTTTGTAAATTGCAAAGAAATCAACATCCTCAATTTCATAATGTAAATATCCACGTCGTAAAACTATTTGCCTACTGTATTTATGGTATTTACTTTTTTTACGATTACTACCAACAAACTTAACTTGAATTTTAAATAGTTTTTTATTTTTTTCCAAAATGCAATCATAATGAGACGCATCTAGTGACGGCATTGAAACATTAAATCCGTTACCTATTGCAGTGGCCACAAAAAGATACTCGGCATAACAACCTAAGTGGTTTTGATTCACCGCCTGAATATAACAAAAAAAACCGACTAACTTAATAATCGGTTTTTTCCATTCGCCTGATATAAAAACAAAACAACAAAAATCTACGAAAAGCGTGGCGAATGTATGATGTCTTTAATGTTTTGTAACAACTCAAGTATTTTAATTTTTTTGTATGGATGTAGATTTTTCCAAACATTTGGATCAATTGAACTTTGGATTATTTCATCAATATCAATCATTATTTTGTGTATTATAAAAAACTGACAATCCTAATATTGTTAAATATGTTCCAGTAAAAAAATCATTATATAAATAAACAGATCTCAAAGCCATAATAAATAAAGATGACCAAAGGAACATTTTAATGTTATTATTTTTGTTCATTAATTTTAGTAATGTCAATTAAACCTTTTGCGTAACCTTCAAAAATATTATTAATAAAGTGTTTTTCCATTTTTCTTTGTCTCTTTGCTTTTTTGTGATTGTGCAAAAATTTTTCCCTGTTTGCCATAATTAAATTTTAATTGTTAAAAATAAAGTTAGTAGAAACCCAACAACATAAAAAGATATTAACCACTTCCAATTGTTTGGATCTTGTTTTAAAAATTTTTTATAAATATCAATCATTATTTTTTTTTTCGTTGTCTTGAAATTTTGTTATGAGATTACCTTCTAGATCAATAATAGAAAACCCATGATTTCTTAAAAGTTCTATAGCTTTTAATATTTGATTTACTTTTTTTATTATCATTTTGTTTTATTTTAAATATATATTTCTGCTTCTTTAAAATCATAACTGATTTTATGAAAACCTCTATTTAAAAAAGTGTCGTGTTTTGCAGAACAAACATATATTTTTTTACCTGACAACCCTGTAACAATATCCTCTACCTTCCAAGTAGTAAGGTCATCGTGTATTTTTGATTTTACTGTTGAATTTATTTTAATCATTTTGTTTTGTTTTTAATTAAATATTTTGTCAAACATCTTTTCTTTTCCATAATGAATTTTACCTGTGTTTGTGTCTAAACCTTTCCACCTTGCAATCATATCGATTTTATCGATCACATCAAAAACTTTATCATTGTATTCATCATTACTAGTATCACAATGAGATTGTAAAATATGATTTATAATAATTAGATTTTCAGTTGTAAAATGATTTGTGATTTTAGATTTGTATTGTTTTTGGATAAATTCTTGAACGTTCATTTGTGAACCATCTTTAAATTTAACTTTTATATTTTTAGAATTGTTTTTCATTTGTTTTGTTTTTAATTATACTTTGTTTTTTAATAATACTTCAAAAATAAAACAATTTTTTTAAATACAAAAATTTTTTTTAATTTATTTAAGTTTACCCCATAAAAAAAGGGGTAATAAATACCCCTTTAATTAATTAAAATGAAACTATTATGGAGTTTCTAGTGCCGCTTTTGCAGTACTAAACAAGCCATCTATTATACCTTTAGGCAAATAAGTGGCTAGAGCCATTCTTTCCATAACTCTGACGGTTACAAATCCATCTCTGACGTTTGTTCCATCCTCTTGGAAAAATTCAACACTTACATTATCTCTCACCCATAGCTGACACGCTTGGCTAAAGTTAGCCACAATGAAACTATCTGGATTGACCTCATTGTTTACAGAAACAGGCACACCCATAAATGATGGCTGTAAACCTTGATAAACTTGGTCTTTGATATATGCATTGTTTGAATCTTTTAACAATAGTATTTTATGAAAATCTGTTGGATTTAATAAAATAGAATCAGCTTTATAGTTGTTAAGTTGCAATTGATTCATTGCCGCAACAAGTACATCAAATTCATTTGCGTTGTTAACTGCTTGGTAAAATTTACCATTTGCCGATGTGTCAAAATTAGTTCCTGAATTGTATAAACCATTTA